CCACCGTTGGCTGCGGTGACATTCTGGTTGGACTGGGTAGTGACTACCGTTGCCGTAATAGTGGAGCCGTTCAGCCCAAAACTGACTCCATTACTGTTACTGAAGACTACGCTTGCAAGATTGTTACTGGTAGTTCCAGCAGAGAAATTGACAGGACTCGGAGCCCCTACTGGGGCCGCAGCGGTGATTGAACCATTGGTTTCCAGACCAAAAGTTACACCACCGCCATTATTGAATGCCTGCGAAATCTCGCTACCGGCTGCATTCAGGGTAAAAAGATGGGAAGCGTTCCAGTCTCTTTGTAGTTGAACGTCATAGGCAGTATTATTCGCCCCCGTCGCAGTCCGGGAGTGATAAACAGTTACACCCATCAGTTGACCTCGTAACTACCGTCTTGCTGTTTCTTGATCTTGACCTTTCTGGACGCCGCAGCTTGCGCTCTTGAAGCCTCTATCTTTGCATCAGTCTCAGCCTGTTTTCTGGCTGCTTCCTGTTGATCCAATTTTCTCTGGTTTTCAATCTGCTGGCTTTGAAGCTGAAAGTCTTTGATGATAGATTGGCGTTCAAGCTCGAACCGTTTTTCAAGGTCCTGCCTTTCAAGTTCAAGCTTGGCAATGGACTCGTTTGCTTTTCTTACAATCTCGGAGGCGTCTTTCTTCATCTCGGACAAAGCAAGAGCCTTCTCGGTTTGTTGTTCTGCGATCTTTATCTTGATGTTAGCCTCAGCCTCTCTTTGTTGAACTTGAATCTTCGCCATTGCCGCAGCTTCCCCAGACTTCGCTTTCTGAAGCTCTTGAGAAAGTTCCTGCATCTGTTGTTGCATCTGCTGCATCTGGGCCTGTACTTGAGGAGGTATCTGAGGGCCTTGGGTATTTACATAGAGTTCAGCCCCCTTTACCCCGGCGTCTTCATACATATCAATCAGAATTTGAGGTGCGTTCAGAAGAGGCGCAAAGAGAGGATTCTGAGAAGCAAAAGCTGTTACAGCGGTCATCTGTTGAGACCTTCTTTGCTCTCCTAAAACACCCTTGGAGCCTACTATCTCGAAATGAACCGATTCCGGGAGTTCAGACTTATCTATCGTCATGAAGTCCGGGAGTTCTTTTTCGGGACAGTAGAAACTGTAAGTCTTAAGATATTTCAGGTTGTACTCATGCTGCATATAGAGAAAACGTTTAAGACCAGAAGGCTCGATCTTGCTTACGAAGTCTACTGTTCTTACTTCGCCGGATTGTTGAGTATTGGTAACTTCAGTAGCTGTTTTCCTGTCTGCATCAGACGCACCAGACCTGATAGCATTTACTGCTGTTCCTTCCTCGATCTTCTGAAGGCCCCACTGAACACCCATTAAAGTGACTTTCGGGTCTCCCACCTGCATGAAAGTCGTCTTACCTGAGCCTTTACTGGGGTCCATCGCTCCTGGTTGGATTCTCGGACCACCGTTTTTCACTAGGTAAGGATCATTACCATCATAAGTCCCAGGAGGTCTGGTCCAGAGGTCTACCCCATCCACAAACTTGTTCGCCAGAATGCAAGTCATCTTTTGCATCGGGGAATTCTTGACTATCGGGCTTGTAAAATATGGGTCTCTTACATCCTGTCTTTCATACCCCATATAAATGACATTGGGGAATGGCATATCGTTAGGAGCATAGTAAATGATCGTGTCATTGGCCGTCTGGCACTTTGAGTTTGGAAGATAGATATCTCCATCGTCCCTTTCGATGACCAAATCACCATAATAGGTCATGATCTCTACATCGTCGGTATTATTCCCTCTATCGGTGTTTTTCCTCTTTGGGATTTTAGAGTTAGAGATATTCATATACCCATCGCCCTTCAGGTTAAGAACCTGGAATCTGGGCATGTAGGAAATAATCATCATCGAACCAGTGTAAAAGATCGCCCCGTCCGGGATGACTGAAGGACTTGAGTCTGGATAGCAGTTCCACATTGAATGCGGTTTCCATACCGGAGCTTCCAAAGACTCGACCCCTTTACCGTCGTATATCTTGTTTTGAGATTCCCACTCAGCAGTCGCTACAAAAGACCCATGATGTAGAGATTCTTTAACAGAGAGTTCAACTCTGGCTTTTAGCCCAAAGTCCAAATGCTGCTGGGCAAGCAAAGACCTATAGGTAGCATCTACCTTTTGCTGGAGTTTCTCGTTGATTGGTATGTTTTTCCCCGTATCAGGATTTAGCTCTACAGGAGGTTTTACATGAGATTCAAACCAAGTCCTGTTGGCGGGGAAGATCAATCTCATCACATCGGCGGTGATGATTTCAGAAGCCTTGGATAGTTCTCCCAACTCGAAAGCAGATTGCCAATCAGGGGGAGCTTCTTTTCCATTGGCTAAATATTTAACCATCGGACTCATGGCTATCTGTCTATCTACTTCCTTCCAGATGTTCTCATGAGCACGTCTATAGTCATTGTCCTGACGATTCTTCAGTTCCTTCTTTAGATAGTCGGAAACATCCTGCCAATCGGTAGACCTTATTTTCCTTTTTTTTATCGGATCATTAGCAGGCTGCTTTGAAGGTTGGCTCATCTCCAATTCCTCGCGCCAAGAGGTATTTCATTTCGTTTGACGTTAAATGTTTGCGTAGTCCACCACCGACGCATCATGTAGGCATAGCGTGCAGCGGATAAAACGTCGTCTGCATACTTTACTATTTTCATATTGAGATCACGATGGTACATGCGCTTCTCTTCGAGAAAAGTTCTGCAAGTCTTGAAGACTTTCCATCGTCCGGTGTGCATTCTTTCAAGCATTTCAAGTAAGGGGGCTTCAACAGAGTTACCGCCTTTCCCTTCTTCGTCACCAGGAGCCGGAGGGTTACTTGCTTTCTCATGCCAAACGTTGACATGGGCTAGTCTGTATTGATCGATCAAAGCTTCACCTGTGCCTTTTTCCGTGTTAAGACCGTCGTGGGGCCAGAAAACAGGTATCCACTCACCCCACTTGTTTATGGCTGAAGCATGAACCGCCGGAAGGACTTTTTGCTCTCTGTAGTCAGAAATGACGTAAATCACGTCAGAATCTCTATCCCATGCCAATCTCGCCCCCCCGAAGGGATGATCCCAGCCAAAGTCGATTCCGGACCCTTGGGGCCAATGCTTAGGTATCTCAAAGGGCTCTACGATGATCTTCTCGTCTGGAACATTGAATATGACCCCAGCTCCCGCTAAAGGAGTCCCTTTCGACCTCATCTCCCTTTCGTGTTCAGGGATAGAGGCTAGTTTATTAGCCCTCACTTCGGTAGTCATATGCGGGGCATCGTCCCAAGTCGCTGTGATGACTGCTTGTCCTTTTTGAATGTTATTCAACAACTGAGACACTACCTGAGTCATGCCTTCTTCTGGCGTCAGAGTCAGCATGATTAGAGACTTTTTTTTGGCGAAAGTCGATCTGACGGCTTGACTTACAATATCTTGAGGAGGTTCCTCATCAAACCAAGTCACATCTCTTGCCTTACCCATGAACTTCTTGAAGCCCATTTCATAGGCTTTGAACTGAAGTTTTGACCAACCTCTAGTAGCCGTTCTTACTAAGACGGTATCTATAGCATTAGGCACTCCCGCTTTGCGGGTGATCTTCCCAATAGCTTCTATGGGAATAGTCCCAGTACCTATTGCTTTGTCACCTTCGTCTGGATCACCAAGAAGAATCTTCTGCGGGTGATCCCTAGTGAGATCATTGGTAACAGACGCTACAACGCAATCTGTCGGATACCAAAACCTGTGACCTTTCCACCAATCAGGATATTTTCCAACGAGATGCATTGCTACTTCATATCCTGCACACGCCGTTTTGCCGACCTGATTCCCGGAGATTAGAGCTTTTAGATGAGCCTGTATTCCTGGAGTCTGAAAGCCTTCAGCGTGGTGAAATTTCTTCTGAAACTCATAAGGCTGATAAGCGTCTAGCTTGTGAGTAGCCTTTTTGCGATCTATAGCAGCTAGTAGCTTTATAAACTGTTCAGCAGGTTCCATTCAGTGACTTCAGTTCGTCT